ACAACTTGTTCCAAGCTTATCTATTTTCATTATAACTGATACGGCTTGAGCTGAGAGGTTTTTAATAATAGAATCCTCTGCTCTTAGGGCAGCTATTCCAGTAGGCTCAGTAGTTTCTTTTGTTAATTCTTCTGCGTTAATCTCATCTAACTGACTTCTATATTGGTTGTTTAGATTGATTTTATTATTAATGTCTTTTATATTATCTAGCCTTTCTTGAACTAAGGCTCTTTCGGATATTAAATCTTCAGGGGAAGTAGGCACGTCTAAAAGTTCCTTCTTCGTAGTACTTGTTATAGGGTTACTTTTAATCCATGCTTTAATAGTACTAATACTACCTTTTATCTCAGCAACATCTGAAGCAGCCTCTTTATGAGCCTCTTTGAAGTTGTCAAATAATTTTAAATAGCTATCTAGGTTTAATAGTTCTATTAAGAACTTCTTTCTATTAGTATCTGTAGCGGTTAAAAACTGTAAAGAATTGGTAGTACTTTGGTATACCAACTGGCTAAAGGTTTTAAAATCTAAACCTAATACATTTTCTACTGTTTTAAAGGTATTGGTTGCTGTATGAGAAGAAATATCCTCTCCATCACATAGAAGAACTACTTTAATACTTGCTTTTCTATTAACAGATATAGAGTAATCTTTGTCATCTACTGTGAAGTCTAGAATTATTTGATAGCCGTCTTTCGGGGAGTTTCTATTTACTATATCTACTTTCTTTACACCTTTAGAGTTCTTATTGAATAAAGCCTCTTCTAACAAAAGAGGAATAGTACTTTTACCTGCTCCGTTTTCGCCTACAAGCTGTACTATAATATTTCCTTGTAAATCTAAATGATTGTCATTCCCATATGAAAAGCAATTAGACCATCTAAGGTTCTTAAGTATAATCATGAAATACTCCTAAGACTTCTTTAACTTTTTTCTCGTTTAAGCCTAAAATGAATTGTAAATACTCTGCTAATTCTTCTTCTAATGTCATTTCTGAAGTTAGAATAAGGGCAGAGTCGTTGTACCGTTTAATAAGTTTTTTGTCTAATAACTTATTATCTTTGTCTACTTTGACCAGTTCAGATACGTCGCCCTCTAACTCATATATAGTATGATGATAGTGAGTTTCGATCATTTGGTCTGGGTGACCCACGGTTTGTCTAATAAGTTGAGGTAATTTTAGTTTTAGCCACGACCAGTTCAAAGTAGTACTATCGAATAGTAATACTCCTGTATCTACAGGATTTCTATGAAAGGAAGTGGTAACTGGACTACCAGGGTAAACTATGTTACCTTGTGAATTTGAATGTGAATGTAAGTCTCCTGCAATAACTAATTCCCAACGTTTAAATAGGTCGAGGTCAATTTCAGGAGTTACGTGTGGAGGTATTTCACCTCTAACGTGTGTGAATAACGTCCGACCAGTAAAGTTTTTAGGGTCGAATATCTTTAATTTGTTGTATGGAATGAAATCCATATCTTCTAATTTGTAATAATCGTCTAGTATTGTTACTAAAGGATTAATAGCGTGTGTTACTTCTTTTAAGTTAGTGAAAAATGTAGTAGTTTTCTTTAGTGCTTCATGATTACCAGGGTAAATGATAGTTTTTATCTTTACTTCTTTGATATACTGAAAATATAAACTTAATTCGTCTAAAGTAGGTATTCTATCAAATAAATCTCCTCCAATTATATGAAGGTCTACAGTCTTTTCTAGCTTGTATAATTCTTTGAATAGTAACTCATACCTATTAGTCGCCCACTTACGTGGAACACTTTTCTGTCCTAACTTGATGTGCCAATCGGCGCTGAATAGAATTTTCATTGGTGTTTCCTAAAGGTGTTAAAAAGCCCCAGGTCTGCTGAGGCTAATTGTGGGTAAAATTACAGTAGTTCTTTTACTTCTTCCGCAACTTCTGAAGGTATGTTACCACCGCCAGAGTTCTCTAGAACCCTGCTTTCGATAAATTCCTTCTGTAAATCCGAAGTAGGACGACTAATTACATCATCAATGTTCGGTAGTTCTTTAGTTGCTTCTAACTGGTCTGCACTTAAAGGTTCTGGCTTACACTTAAGAACCTGTAAAGTATACTCTACATTAAACGGTAGAGGCCCGGTCTTCTGCTTCTTAAAGCATAATGCCCAGCCAGTTGTAGTGTCCGTAGGGTCACCTAGGTCTTCCGCAGCTACCATTACTGATTCAAACAGCTTCTTTTTAAGGTTTAGAACCTTAACTTTGTTGTCTGAATCAATGCATTGTACTGCATATGCCCAAGAACATTTAAGGTCTGGAAAGTAATGTCTTACCCAGTCTTTCTCAATGTTCGTGAACTGTTCTTTATCTCTGTCAAACCCAAGACATTCCATAGGAACTCTTTTGCCGTCTGCAGTTGTTAACCAGTAGACGTATCTAGGAAGAACATCTCCTACCATACGTATCTTGTTGTCACCTTCTTTATAGGTATAAGCCTCTACTGATGATTTTTTAGCTTTTCCTTCTATATTTCCAAATTTAATTGCCATTTTCTTTTCCTTCGTAATAAAATGTTATATTATCTTGACCATCAACTTCTAGTAGAGGATTCTCGTCTAGTAGTTTTCGGTCTATCTCTGTGTATTTCAATGGTAACGAATTAACGCCATACCATTTATAATCTAAGTAATTTCTTAGACTTGCCAACTCAATGTAGAGTGCCATGTCGTCCAAAGTAACTTGAAGTTTGTTTTTAAATATCTCTCTAGGATTTAATAAGTAACTGTCGCCACTTATATCTTGGTTGTAAAATTGGCTTATATTTTTGTCTTTTCGAGGCATCTTAATATCGTATGTAAGAATAGCTAGGATTCTTACCACGTTTTTAGATTTACCTCCACTCAGTTTTTGTACCTTTTTCCAATCAAAGAAAATCAACTTAAAAATCTCCCATTTAGAGTAATATTATACTATAAAATAACCACTTTGTCAAGAGTTATTTTTAATTAGCTACAACCTTGATGTCGTAACCTTGTTTAATGTATACAGCTGAACGTGCTTTAGCCTGTCTAGCTGCTGTATTGCCCTTTAAGTGTATATCTACTACCACGGGCTGTAGTTTACCTTCTTGCTTTCTAATAATTCGCCCTATTAATTGAATAAGTAAGGGTTCGTTATTAATTGGAGTTGCCAAGACCAAGGTCGAGAGTTCGTTAACAGAAATACCCTCTCCGAAGATACTTTGAGAGCCATATAGGATATCAAGTTCCCCAGTTCGTATTTTTTCTATTTCCACATCTCTTGTCGCTTGGTCTAGCTCCCCAGTTATACATGTTGCGTTATCTCCTGTGAATTCAGCACATCTTTTTAGAAGTTGTACTCTATCACTTACTACTAGTACTTTGTGTCCTCTAGCGGCATAAACTGACGCTAATTGGGCAACCATTCTTTGGTAACTTTCGTCGTAGGCGACGACATTTACCCGTTTGGCCCAAGGAAGTTTTGTACTATCGGGGAATCGGACATCTGATTTTACTATGGTCACTCTTGGAGTTATGTAATTCTCTTTCGGGGGTTGATGTACATCAAATCCAAAATAATCATTAAAGATTACGTGTTTACCATCTTTTCTTTGCAATGTACCACTCAGACCTATTTTATATCTGGCAGAACATCTATCAATGATACCAGAGAAAGTGGGAGCGCTTACGTGGTGCATTTCGTCCAAAATAATAGTTCCAAACATTTTCGAAATTTCTTTTATTTTCTTACTCAACGTCTGTACGTTCGCTACAACGATTATCGGGTCAACTTCAAACTTTCCGCTTCCGATAATCCCGCACTTAATGCCTAGGCACTTCTCTATCTCTTCTTCCCATTGTCTTCTTAACGCTAATGTATGTACTACTATTAGTGTTTTTTGTCCCAATTTGGCTGCAATTGCCAGAGCTGTAAAAGTCTTACCCCAACTTACAAATGCATTGATAATTGCATTATCTTCTACACTTTTGAAAACTTTAGTCTGACTATCCCGCAACTCAAATTTGAAATCTGGAAAAATTTCTGGGACTAACACTCTCTTATCAATAATTTCATGCCCTTCGGGAATTAAGTCGAATCTACCTACTGGTACTGTAACAAGTTCATTGTTTATACGTCCCATATTCTTAATTATTTGGGGCGGTTCAGTCGGGTTATACGACGGAATCTTGTATGTGAGTTCCAAGTCTAACAACTTCTGCCGTTTAGCGTCAGCTGTCATGTAGATTCGATTTGAAATTACTGCCTTATCGGTCACGATATAAAGAAACCCTGTATTAGCGAGTCCATATACATGTAAAGCCCAATTACAGCGAGCCCAAAAGCTACTGCAACTGTTGATAGTATAATCCCTCTTATTGCTGTATTTTCTTTCATATTTTCCTTCTACTATCTTTTAGTTTTTGATTAGTTACTTCATAAAGCAAGTAACCTTTATTTATTTTTAATACTCCAGCATACTTTGCATGGAGGTTAAGTTTGCCTCT